TGTTCCAGGTTCTGCCTGAAGCGACCGACCATGGCCTGCAGCGCAGCGAGCTTGGGCGACAACTGGTCGATGCCGGTCAGGCGCACGGCGGTACTTTCTACTTTCTGAGCTTCTGCCATCACTGCACCTGCTGCATCGCATTGATCCGTTGCGCATGCTCCAGGGATTCCCGGAGCGTATCCAAAGGCCTGGCCAGCATCTGTTCGGGATCAACCTTCCAGAACCAGGCCAGGTCATAGGCCACCGCAATCAGCTCGGCGACGGAGCCTGCGCCGCACTCATGAAAAAACCAGCGACGGCCCAGCTCAGCGCGTTGAAGTCCATCAGGTCGAGCTGGTTGACCGACGACGGCGGGATACCCGCGCACACGGCGATGTACTTGGCGGCGACGTCAAGGTCCAGACTCACGTCTTCGCCCTTGTCGATTTTGTACGGCAGCGCCTTGATTGCCCGCACCTCCTGCACCGTCGGGCGGCGCAGGGTGAGTTCGGTCAATGACTCGCCGTGGGCCTCGATGGCCGCTTGCAGCTTCACCGTATCGGTCATTGCCAGGTCCCCTTGATGCCTTCGAATTTCAGCTCGATCACGGCATCGTCGCCCTTGGCCACCGGCTCTTCCACCAGGTAGGCACCGGCCAGCACGTAGACCTTGCCGTTGTTGAATTCGCAGGTGACGGTCATGTCGGTGCCGGCGATCAGTTGCTTCATTGGAAAGTCCGGCGTGTGCAGCGCGGTAACTTTGAAAGATGGGGTGATGTCGGTTTCCTTATAGAAACCCGGCACCACGGTTTCCCGCTTGACGGCCATCAACGGTGCTTCGCAGCCGCCGTTGATGGTCAGTTGAGCGCCGTCCACTTTGACGTAGCAGGTGCCCGCAATCAGTTGACCCATGATGTTTCTCCCAAAAATAAGCCCGCACTCGGCGGGCTGGAATCAGTTGCGAAAAGCGCGGGGCCTACACCGCCGCGTCGTACTGCAAACGGAACTGGTTGAGCAGCGCGAACACCCGCAGCCCGTTGACGTAATCCGGCGGGAACAGCACGTTGACCCGGCTCGGGTCCTGGCTGTCGCGCTCGACGATCAGGTGCTCGGCGAACAGCTCGGCGTTCTCCACATGACCTTCCAGTTCCAGCTTGGCGTACTGGGCAATCAGCTCACCGCGGATAGTGCTCGGGGTGACGATCGGCTGGCCGGCGCCAAAGCGCGTGCCGTCAGCAGCGAGTTTGTGGCGCCCGTACTTGCTGGTGATCACGCTCTGCAGGCGGCGCACGATAAAGGCCGACTGGTGCAGGGTTTCGCTGTCCAGATAGGAATTGTCCGCCTGGCCGAACGCGTTCTTCTGGTAAGTGGTGATCGCCCGCTGAATGCGCACGTAACCGCCTTCGTAGTAAGCGGTGGCGATGCCGTAGTTGAGCAGCGATTGGCGCTCGGTCAGAGTGAAGCGCTCGCTCGCGTCGGCCGGATCGAGGCCCGGCAAGCTGCCGCTTTGGGTCGGACGACTGGCATCGGCAGAGATGAACACCGCCGTGCGTGCAGCCAATGCTGCGGCCTGGACCCAGAACGGTTGCGGCACGCCCGGCTCCATGGCCTGGATGGTCACGTGCTGGTCATTTCGCCCTTGCCCGGCCGCCACCAGGGTGCCGATAGTGCCGCGCTTGGCGGTGTAGACGTGGCCGAACAGTTGCTTGGCCCACGACCAACGACCGCTGTTGTCATCCATCACCGCTTGCCAGGCGTTGAGGCTGGTGGTGTCGGCCCAGGGCATGCAGATGAACTCGAACGGCTCGTCGCCCAGCGCAGCCAATGCCGCGAGCTGGTCCGGCACACCGGCGCCCGCCGCCATTTTGCCGAGCACGGCGGTCAGGCCGTCGGGGGTTTGTTCGCCGTTGCTCTGGCCCAGGCGGTTGAGCTGCAGGCTGATGTCGTTGCCACTCTCACCGGTCCACTTGGCGGTCAGGGTGACGGTGCCATCGGCGGCTACCGCACTGACCGGCAGGTCGGCACTGGCGTTGATTTTCAGCGCCAGGGCGGTGGCAGCCACGGCAGCCGTCGCACCATTGATCACGGTCGCTTGAACCCGGGTGCCGCCGACGTACAGGCTGAGAATGCCACCTTGGGTCGCGGCGCCGGTCAGCTTGAGCTCGGCCTTGGCCGCGCTGCCTTCGGTGCTGTGCAGCGGCAGGCACCAGATCTCGCCCACCGGGTCACTCTTGCGGAACGTCTCGTACATCGACGCCAGCATCGAACCCTGGCCACCGATACGCTTGGCCATGGCCGCGCTCGATACCAGCACCAGGCTGCCGATTTCCGGGCTGGTGACGTTGTCGTTGACCTGGGCCACGATCAGCCGGCGCAGGGCCGACGACGCACTATTGGCCGCCGAATTGTCCATCTCGGCGTAGAACAGCGGCACACGAATGTCCGCCGGAATATGACTGAATCCGATCGCCATTACTTGGCTCCCTGTGTTTTTGCCGCCTTGACGGCTTTGGTTGTGATGTCGCCATCGGCCAGACGTCGACGCCACCAGGCGTTGTCCGGGACTTCGCGGCCTTCGGCGGGCAACAGATCGCCCGCCTCCGGGTCAGGTACGGCACGGCCGGAAACCGGCAGTACGGTGATGCGTTTGCTCATGGTTTTACCTCGGCAGAAAACGTCATTTCCAGGCGCCCGTCGGGGCCTGGGCGTTGCAGGTTGGGGTCAGCCGGGTCGATGGCATCGACCCGCACCGTCACCCCGTTGAAGGACGGCAAAGCGTCCAGTTCAAGCTCGAGCCAGGTTTCCGCCGGCTGCGTGCTGAGGTTGCGTCCCAACTGGCTCTCGAGAAAAAACCGCAGCCGGTACAACCCGCGAACCTTGCTGAGCAACAGCCATTCGCCAGCGTCGTACTGGATGGGCTCGTAGAACCCCTCGGGCCTGTAGCCCACCAGCGCCCGCCAGACCTCGGCGCGCAAGGCATGCAGCTGGTCCATCGCCTGGGCTTGCTGGCCCTCCGGCAAATCCAGCACCAGCACCACGCCAAAATGTTCGCGCAGGGGTTGGCGACTGCTGTTTTGCGCAGCGTTAGGGCTGGCCTTGTCACTGATCGGCGTCACGACCGCCTGGGGTGAGTCGAGCACTGGCAGGTTTTGCAGCGCGTCGAGGTCGAGGCCGGCGCGGATGTGTTGGTTGAACGATGGGCAGTGATCCCGAAGATGACTGACCAGAGGGGTTATCTTCATGGCATCTCACCAGGCAATAAAAAACCCGCCGAAGCGGGTGGGTGGAAGGAACCGATCGAGCACGTCATTGCGGTGACGACAATCCGTTCGCCTTGATCGTGCATCGGTAGCTTTCCTTGCGTTTGCCGACGGCCGTCAGCGTGTCGATGGACCAGCGCCCCTGCATGAAGCCGGGCCAGGTTTCATCCAGCACCAGCAGCCCTTCGGCCTGGAACGCCGGGTTGCCGGGGCATATCACATTGATCTGCAGGCCTTCACGGCTAACCCGGCGCATCTCGCCTTCGGCCGCCGTCCTGGCTTCGTCTTCGCTCTGGTAGCGCTGGGCAAGGACCTTGAACGGCGCACCGCCCACCTCCACCTCACGTTTCTTGCAGGTAGCGACATCCCACCAGGACGCCTTGGCCCCTTCGAACTTGGCCCGGCTGGTCTCGGTAAAACTGGCGCTGATAAACGCGCGGTCGCCCGGACGGTTATCACGAGTGACCGACAGCCGCACTTCTTGCAGCGGCTTGCCCGACAGCGAGGTGATCTGGCCTTTACGGCCCAGCACATACAGCTCGTCGACAGGCTTGGCCACCGCATCAAAACGCTTGGCAAGCCGGGTCAGGAAGCTCATGTCGCTTTCGTTGGTCTGGTCGATGTGAGCGATCTTTTCAGCGTCCAGATCCGGCGCGACCCTGGGTGAGAATCCATAACGTATGGTCAGTTGGCGGAACAGTGCGCCCAGGGTGGTCGGCCCATGGCTGGCTGTGCGGCGCTGTTTGAATTCGTCCTGGTCGAACGGCGCCGCCGTGGCCACCAGCACCAGGCGCAGGGGGAACAGGTACGGGGTGCGCTGGGTAATCTTGAAGAGCCCCTTGTCCTCCAGGCCGGTCTCCAGGTAACCGACCCGCAGGCCGATCCTCCCACCCAGGCTGGGCAATCCCTCAAGCCCTTCGATGTCGAGGGTCAGCTTGAGCTGGTCGGAGACGAAGCCTGCGGCATCGGTGTGTTCCCACTCCAGTAATCGCTCGTTGAGCAGCGCGGCATTGGTCCCGTAAATTTCCACCGCCGGTGTGAATCCAAGTGCCATGGTTCCTCCTTAATCCCAAACCGAAACCGGTTTTTTTGCGGCGGGCCGCGCGTCCAGCTCCGGTACGATTACACCGATGCCGGCCGGCAATACCGCCCCGTGTTCCGCGAGGTCCGGGTTGAGATGCCACAGTGCTTCCTCGGCAGCGTCGTCGCTGCGACCCAGTTCGCGGTAGAGCAGCAGGTTGACGGAGTCACCGGCAATACTTCGGACTCTACGCATTGACGAATTCCTCCAGTATCAACGTCCAATTGATCAGCATGGCGGTGCCGTCGTCGATCACGTTGGCTTGTTTCTCGTCCACCGATTTGATCGTCCACAGCCCCCAGTTACGGCCAATCCCGTCCACCAACGGCAGCGGTGTACGCAAGGCCTGCAAGTCGCGCAGTTCGTCGAGCCTGGCCATGCCAATGCCACGCGCCGCCTTGCCGGCAAAGGTCAATGTTTCGAGGGCCTGGCCGGTCTGGCTGGACTTGGGTTTGCCGGCAATGATGTCCAGCGCGACCCAGCCACCGCTACTGTTACGGTCGAGGGTCGCGTAGGCAAACCCGCGCGACAGCCCGAAAATAAAGCTGCCCAACACCATTTGTTGTCGCATTAAACCGCTCCATCGGTGAGTGCCGCGTCGCGTCGCGTCGCCAGCAGGTTGTCCATCGACAGCGGCGTAAACTGCGCCTCGATCTGTTGCACGACGAGCGCCGCCAGCGCCTGGTAACTGGTCTGCTCGGGTGCGGTAATGTTGATCTGCGGGGCGAAGTTGATTTGCCGGTTGTCTGTTTGAGCGTTGGGAAGGCTTTGGCTGACCTGTTCGGGTGGCGGGAGACGGTCGTCGCTGCTCATGACTTTCTCGCCCAGGCTCGCCCCGACGTCGCTGCCGACGAACGTGCCGACGACGCCGCCCACCACCTTACCGATTGCACCGCCGGCAAAGCCGCCGATCACACCGCCCAACAATGTGCCGGCGCCCGGAATAATCGAACCCAGCGCCGCCCCGGCGAGCGTGCCAACGGCTCGCCCAATGGCCAGCCCTGCAACCTCGCCGGCCACACCACCCGCGACGCCACCGCCTATCGACCCCACACTGGCGCCAACGGACTCTTTCAGGGTGCCATTGCTCGCGCCCTTGATGAGATTGATGCCCGCGTCTGCCACCACCAACGCCAACGAACCGCGCTTCGCGATTCGGCTGGCCCTGTTGGTTTTCGTGGGCGCATCAGGGCCTGATTTTTTGCCTGGCGTGCGCTCGCCCTGGCGTGTGTCGTTGCCTTGTGACTTCCCTTTGCTGCCGGACGGGTCGGACTTGTTGCCACTGGCATCGCGGGGCGCGTCACCCTCGCCCAGGACTTTCCCGGCGACCTTGTCGAAGACTTTGTCCACGACAGTGCCGCCGAGCTTCTTCGCCAGCGGCACCATCAACACCGCGGCCAATGTGAGGGCGGCCGTGGCTTTGGGCAGCGATTCAGCCAGCCAGCCCAAGCCATTGACCACTGAGGTCAGCACCGTCAGTGCGCCGTTTTTCAGGGGGGCAATCGCCGTATCGGAAGCTGTCTCCAGGCGGGTGGTACTGGCCTGGAAGGCTTGTTCATGAGCTTGTGTGGAGTCTGCCCGCCCGGTCGCCGAACGCATGACCGAGCCCTGGTCTCCCAGGACCGAAGTCGCGTAAGTCGACTTGTCGGCCACCGCCGTAAAGGCCTGCTTCAGCGTGTCGATCACCGGCACCAGACTCAGAATCGAGCGGTTACCGTCGAACAACTGCGTGGCCAGTGCCGCCTGCCTTTCCTGGGGCTGCGCCTTGAGCGCCTCGAGGACCGTCAGCACTGTTTGCGGTGCATCCCGCTTCATGCCTGCCGCAAGCACCTTCGGGTCAAGCTTGAGCTCTGCCCAGGCAGCACGCTGCCCCTCGGAGGCACCGTCCCCCTTGGCCAGCGCGGCGCCGACTTTTTCCACCGCAAGCCCGGCAGACGCCCGGTTGTTACCAACCGTCAGCAACGCCGCCGAAAACGCCGCTACCTGCTCGGGGCTCATGCCCGACGTTCTCGCCGCAGTGCTCTGGCGCACAATCGAACCAATATCCACCGCATCGGCCTTGAGCGAAGCGTGGGAACCCAGCACGTTGGTGGCGTCAGCCAGATCCAGCGCCTGCGGGCGATCCAGCTTCATCGACCCACGCCAGCCGCCCATCATCTCGCCGGCCGTCTTGATATCGGTCTGAAAGGCCGCGGCGATGAGCGCGCTATCGCGGGCGAACTGCAGCAAATCAGCCTGGCGAGTTTCAAGGTCGTTGCCTACGCCGGACCGGGCCCCCACCTGCTCCACCCTTGCCAGGTCGACAGCATCTGCGCCACTTGCGGCAACCATCGGGTCTGACGCCAAGGCCAGGTTGGCTTCGCGCAGTTGTGTGCGCTCATGCCCGGCAAACCCCACCACTTCATGCAGGTCGGTCATCGCCGTTTCCAGCGCCTGCGAGGGTTTGACGGTATCGGATGAGGCGCCGCCCTTGCTATTGCCCTTGCCGGTTTTCAGGGCACCCATCACATCGAGCAATGAGCCGTTGAACCTCTCCAGCGTGTCAATGAGCCGGGTCTGCCCCGTGACCAGTTGCGTCAGTTGCGCACCGACATTCGCCAGTTCCTGGCCCGGCACGGCCTTGGGTACGGTATCAAGCAAGGACGGGCCGGCAAGCATCGGCGCAATCGGCTGGATGCTGGCGCCTGCCCCGGCCGTTTCAAGCGAGCCGTAAATCGCCTCGCCGTCCCTGGCGATGAGCGACCTCAATCCAAATTTACTGTCTGCCATCCGCTCTACTCCTGTTTGACGCCAAGGCGAGTGATCGCGATGTCGTAGCGGCGCAATGCTTTTCCGGCGTCCCAGTCCAGGATTTCCGCTTCATTTACCGAGTAAATGAGCGGCACGATGTCGAGAATTACTTCGATGTCGCGCTCCGAAAGAAGTCCGCCGGTTTGTTTAAAAAATCGTCGATGCGCCCCTGCAGTTCGGTCCAGTCGGGCACGCTGAGGTCGGCGAGATCCGGGATCATCAGGCCGGTGCAGTGGGCAGTGATGAACTCGGCGCGCTCTTTGTTGGTGGCGAGTTTTTTCATCGCCTTGGTGGCGCGCAGGGCGGGCATTTCCAGGATCAGGCTGGTGAGACGGCGGCCGCCGGTGTCAAGCGGCAACAGCAGCGAGACGTGCTCACTGGTCGCCGATTCGCGGGGCTGCTCGTCGGCGTCGAGGAAGTACGAGGCAGGCCGGGTCGACATGTCGTGCACGTACTGGGCGATGCTCACATAGTCCGGACGCTTGAGTTGGTCGAGTTCTTTTTCCGACAGGCCGGTGGCGAGTTTGGCCAGTTCGAAGAACTGATCGTCCTCGTCATCACCGGCCCGGGCCAGCGCGTCTTTTTGCGCGGCGTAGAACAACGGCTTGAGTTGAATCTGCTCGATCAGCGCGCCGGTATCA